TATTGCGAACAGCTTTAGAGTTTAGATCAGCATTCTTATCTGCACTAATACCAGAGTCGTTACCTTTTAATCCACCATGTGCGGCAATAAAGTCTTTTTCACCTTTAGATGCTTTTGAATCTATTTTCTCAGGTTCTGTTGCGCCCTTTGTATGTTTGTCATCAGTTGCGTATACAACATTAACTTCATGAGGATCATCACCGATACCTGAGACTTTGTATGATGGTAGTTTCAATTTCTCTTGAATACGTGAGAAAACTGACCACTCATTTGACTCTTTCCAAGGTGTCTTAGCAAGAGAAACTTCGCCTTTTGGCTTAGCTCGTGCTTTTGCTGATGCTAAAGCATTTTTAATTTGCTTACTTGTTATTGTCTTTTTTGGAACTGCTTTTGCATATGCTTCGTCCATATCATTACCTTCCCCAATACTTGGTAGGTTTCTTGGTTTATGTCTAGAAACATATGGTTGCGACTCAGGTTTTCCAGTTTTATCATTAAGTGTGTACAGATCGAAAGAGTTTGGATCAACATTATGCTTTTTAGAAAGTGCTTTTATGTATCCATCAACAGATTTAAACACTTTGCCGTCCATACCAAAATCTCCAGGTTTGTTGTGATCAACAACCTTTTTACCATTGATGTATACAGCGTGTGACCAAGGTTCATCCGTATAAGAATCACCGTGACCAATATGGATCATATTCTTGGATTTGGTTGCTTCATTAACTTCAACCTCTTCTGACATTTTTACTTCACCACTACGGCGCTTCAGTGCCATTGCACGGCCAGCGGCTCTCTTGGCAAGAGTTTTGGTGTTTTCACCATCCTTAGACCAATCACCACCGCCGACCTTTATATTGCCCGCAATCTTACTACCTTGTTCGCCAGCTTTGTTATAATAGCTACGAACAGTATTCTTTGACAATTCGTCAAGACCTTCAACTTCTTCTTTTGCATGAACTTTTACGTTATAATTGCCTCGTATTTTGTCGATTGCCATGTCAGCACCTGTTTCACGCTTGTTAGCACGCGTGATGAGTGGGCGAGCTGTGGATCGGTCTGTTGATCCAGTAATTTTTTTCAGATTGGCGCTAGCATCTTTTGTAGCTTTTGAAGCGTAAGAACCGAGAGTTTGTGGCGACAATTCGTCAAGTGACTCAACTTCTTCTTTTTTCATTCTGCTCTTTAGTTCTGCTTCACCACGATCTGCCGCAGTCTTTGATGCTGGGTTTTTTTGGCCCATGTGCTTGTGCAGTTGAACCATTGATTGAAGTGTCTTTGTGTCGATCTTTGTTAGGTCGGCTTCTTCGTCAATTTCAACTGATTCGGTAGTTGGAATATTTGTTATACCGTGCTTTTTCCAATCTGGATGACCAGACTTTGTAAAATGTTTAACATTTGGAAATGCTTTCATAGTCTTCTTTTTTGTCTCTTCATAATCACTTTCCATTTCTTCTTTTTTCATAGAAGAACCGCGCTTAACTTTATTCACATATTCCGAACTATCTTTGCCGTAGCCATGTCTTTGCGCCATAGATCTAAGTTCAGTTTCGGGTTTATTACCATGCATTGCAGCAAAGTCTTTATCTGACATATTAGAGTATTTTTGCTTTGACTTTATAACTGAAGATGGCATACCAGCTTCATCGAGTTCAATTTCTTCGCTAAATTCATTTGCATCATTAGCTCTATCTGCATTTCTGCCAGATGCACCAATTATACCTCTGAGGCGATTCTTTATTTTGCGTTGAACACGCGGATTCGATGTTGCATTGTCATTAGTCGCTTTATTAGCAAGTTGACTCGCAGCTTTCTTGGTATATGCATGAAGTAAGTTTGGCGATAATTCGTCAATCTGTTCTACTTCTTCACCTAACGCTTTTGTTGCTTTTCTTGCGGCGTCAGCATATCTCATATCATTCATAGCCTTACCATGTAGGTCAGCAGCTGCGCGCATCGCTTTTCTTTGTGCAACGGTTAGTCCAGCAGCAGCGGCTCTGTTAATAAGATCTAGTCTTTCTGCTTTGTGGTCAGTCGGCTTGAGTTCTTCTTTAACCGGCATAGTATTTGCAAGTGACGCTTTGGTTTTTACGTAAGCAGGTTCAGTGCGCATGCGGCGATCATGTTCAGCTTTGATCTGCTTGTTTGAGTAGCTTCCGTGAGGCATGTTGTTAATAGCATGAAACTTAAGCTTTGCACTTGACATATGCTGAATAGAATAAAGGTTGGTGCTTTCTTCAACTTCTTCTTTTGCATGAACTTTTACGTTATAATTGCCTCGTATTTTGTCGATTGCCATGTCGGCGCCAGTTTCACGCTTGTTAGCACGACCCTGAAACTGGCGACCTGTGTATCGGTCTTTCGCCCCAGCAATTTTTTTCAGATTGGCGCTAGCATCTTTTGTAGCTTTGTGAGCATAAGAACCAAGAGTTTGTGGTGACAACTCATCAAGTGCCTCGACTTCTTCTTTGCGCATGGCATCAGCAGTCTTCTTTGCAATAGCAATTTTATTTGCAATGCGATCTTTCAAAAGATTTGAAGAAGTTTTAGGCTGGTGATATTTACCGTCATCGTCGCGATAACCGCCCTTAATGACTTTTTCTTCTTTAACTTTTAATGTTTTGTCGTAAGCTTTTTCAGACTCATCGCCTTCGTACGATGCTGTCTTAGGATCTTTTCTTTGTGGAACCCCTTTGAACAGGTGTTCCTGGTCGGTAACACCTGGAACTAAGTTTGCATAGTCGGGATTATGAAGAGCCTTAAAGTTCTTCTCACCCTGAGAAAGAGGCTCTTGAACTTCGGTGATATTTTTCTTTAGTTTGTCATAGAGCGTCATCTGATTATTCTTCCTGATTTACGTCTTCTGCGGTTTCTTCATCAGAGGAATCTTCACCAGTAGTAGCCCCAAACATGCTAGCTGAAACATCAGCCGTAATCGCAGAGATAGCCTGTTGCGACCTTTCAATCATCGCTGCATCAACAGCAGCTTTGAGTGCGATAGCATCTTTAGTGAATGCTGAGTGAAAAATATCAGATACTTCAGTCATAATTTCCTCCAAAATCTACAAAGTATTTATAAAAAATTAGTACTGTTCGCCAGTACCTGGAATGTTTGGCTTATTAGCAATAGGTGGTGGTGGAGCAGGTTGTCCCGGATCTGTTGGTGGCATCAACGGAACTTTTTCTTGTTCCATTTCATCCATCATATCGGAAATTTCCTGTTCATTCATCTTTAAGACATTCTTGCGAATCCAAATGTCTGAGTAGTACCTACCGATATAAGGTATTAATTGGTTCAGAATATTTATCCTACCTTGAATGATTTCAACATTTTTGAACTCTTCAAAGTGGTTGTCTTTAGTATAATCAAAGGTGATCTGTTGCTGAAGAGACGACCAATCTTCTTCAGAACAAATTCCTTTAAGAACTAATTGCTTCTTGAGCGCTTCCAAGAATAACATCGAGAATCTGCGGCGAAGACGTCCAACAAACTTAGTGAACTTGACTTCGTCTCTCGAGATCTCAGAAGAGCGACCCAATACGTTTGCTGTCTCAGTATTCAATCTTGATACTGGAATATTAAGAGAGCGAAATAATTTCATCTGAAAGTATTCAACATCTTCCATCTTACCTAGGTTCTGACCAGACGGAAGAGTAGTAATTTCAGTACCGCGATTACCTTCACGACGTGGAAGCCAGTAATCTTCTAGCATCGTCATGAACTTCCGGTCATCACGAACCTCACCCGTAACCGCGTCATAGACTAATCGATTCTTGTGACGAACCATCATGTCTCTGAGATATTGTTCTGCTTTAAGTTTAGGTAGGTTACCAACGTCAATATAGAAAATACGCCGTTCAGGAGCACGAGAAATACGATAGATGACAGTAGCATCTTCAAGCGTTCTTAACTGATTTATAGGCTTAATCGCTTTTTGCAGATAAGAGTAAACCATCTGGTTATTCTTATCCATAAGACCGGATGTAACGTGGATTATAGAATCTGTTGCAATTCTCAATCCGCCAGTCGAGTTATTATCTTGCGCCATCCCAGCATTTCCTGGAGACACTTGAAAAGAGCGATCAGAATAAACAAAGTATTCTCTTTTCGTCTTTTGAACGACAATTGGACCTTTAGGTTCTTTCTTGACTTCGCGAACTTTACGAATCTTGCGAGGATCTAGATAGCGTATCTCTTGGATGCCTTCGCGGGGCGCCTTTTCATCGATGATCGCATGATAGTATAGACGGCCATCTACGTACCAGCGTTTAAAGATCTCATAAGCTTCATTATTGAAGTTAAAGAGTCTGAGAATAACTTTAAACTCTTCGCGGATCCGATTCTTTACGTCATCACCGTATTCTATTTTTTCAAGATTTATTTCTACGACTTCATTTGAGTCTGTATCAATGGCTTCGTTGACGATGTCATCAACTGCCTTTTCAATCTCAGCTTCAAGCGAGATCTCTCTGTATTTAGAAACAAGTTCAGCCTCAGTTCTTGCTGTCCCATCTAAATCGATGTAGGTACCGTACATGCCTCCTGCGGCTACTATTACGGCACCATCATCTTTTAGTTCTGGGGCAAAAGACTCAAGAGGCTGATCTTCTTTTCGCCTGATTTCAAATCCAAATAATTGCATAATGATTTCCTATGAAATAGCCGTTACAGTATTATTTATAACGGCTTTTCTAGTGTTAAGTAGCGCCGCCGGCATTACCGGTATTGCCACCGATGATCTCGAAGTTATCGTATAAGAAGGTTACGTTAAACTCTTCCAGCTGGTCTTGAGTGTTCCAATCAAGACCGATGTTCGAGACTTCAACCGGGAAGATGCCATTGAATTGATAAATCCTAAGCACTTCGCCAGCTTTACCAAAGTGGGTAACAGAAGCTTGAGACTTATAGAGCGCGGGCGCTCCAGAAGCAAGCTTATTGATGTTACCTTCATAGGCATTAATCGAGTTATTCCATTGTTCCATCGCGTTACGAATTAGGAAGTCTTCATCGTTGATGATCGTGACAGTCCAAGGAGCAAAGGTACGATCTCCGGCCACATAGATCTTGCGGCCGAAGTATGGAACAGCGATGTTACCGATGGTGGAGGCGGGAATTTCCGCCCTCACCGTTAGGAATGGAACCTTGAGATCCGCAATGGGAGCCACTGGGTTCGTTATAGTGACTTGGAACAGTGAAGGCCGAGCGCCACCAAGAGTTAATTGCGACCTGATGTCGTTTATCGAGAAAGCCATTGTTAACCCCTACCTATTAGAATCTACCAACAATTTCGTCAAATTGAACACCTGAGCGTACAGCGACGAAATTAAGTTGGATGAAGTTGATTGAACGAGCCGGCCTGATGTAGATGTCACCCCAGAACTCGTTGCGATCGATACGCTCGGGTGTGTTATTAGTTTCATCGCAGACTACTTTGAAGTCATAGATACCGCGCCGCCCCTTAATGTCCCTGAGATATGGTTCAACTAGGTTGCGGAAAGTAGATCTCGTGAATTCGTCGTTAAATTCAAAGAGTGTAAAATTAGCTGAAGTTGCGATAGCTTTTTCAAGAACGATAAACAAACGCCGTACGTTGATCCTATCAAAAGCTGAAGGTTTACCAAAAAGAGTTTTATCACCATATAAAACAACACCTTCACCAGGAAAGTTAACGACTGGGTTAATGTCAGCTTTATAAATTGCGTCTCTGTCTGCTTTATCTGGATTAAAAGCTAGTCTAACAACGTTCTTAATCTGACCGCGATTGAAACCGGCCGGAGAGAACCATGGGTCTCTAGTATTATCGGTACGAACCATAGTTCCACCAACATCACCATTAAGAGGAATATAACGATAAGTATCGTTGTATCTATCGTACATATACTTGTAACCAGAATCCATCACGGCGTATGAACTATTATGAATAGCATTTCTGAAAGATATAATAGAATCTACTGGACTGTGACCAGCGAAGTTAACAGTTAAACTTCTTTCTGGCGATATAAGAACCATACAGTCTTTGCGAACTTCCGCAATGTTATCGATGATCCAATTAGCAAGTCCTTCACCAACAGTACCGTATTGATTCTTACCAGTAAGAATCAGAGATACATCGACTTGTTCAGTTTTCGCAAACTTTGAATACGCAGAAGCCATGTTACTAAGAGTCTGAGTGCTTTCAGTTACACCATCATATCCATCGCGGAATGACTGAGTGTATGGTCCAACTGTGATTGCTGTCATGTTAGCAGCGGTGTTTGAAGTTACACCAGCTCTTGCGTTCGCGTAAAAAACATACCGAGAGTTATTATTGATGACAGTCTGATAGAAGTTTGTAGCGCCATTTTCAGTTTTTGCATCAGTTGCACGGGAAAGATCTTTCCAAACTTCAAGAACTTGACCAGCACTTCCGGTGAAAACACCATCTTCGTCGACGATAGCAATATGCATCTCATCTCCGGCACCACCAGCCGTTAAAGTAAACGCAGAAGTTCCAGGAGCCGTATCAACAAAGTTGAAGTATTCCCAATACCGTGTAACCGAGTTCGAACTAACGTTCTGAGATAAGTTATAAGTAGTGGCAAGAGAAACGTTTGCCTGAGCGGTGAAAACAGTAGAGTTAGCGGTGACTGAAGGTGCACCGATAGCAGTGATCTTGATGTTCTGAATACCGATAGTGGAGTTACCAGCTGCGATATAGTCACCAACATTTAACTGCCCAACTATGGTGTTTGCCATAGTATTTGCGTTAGTGTTAGCGCTAGATGAAGTAACTACGATCTGAAGAGTGTTACTATTAATCCCGAAACTAAAAGCCGGTATACTATCGGTGTTACCAGTAATAGAATTTGAGTAAGCGTTTGGAGATTCGCAAGTCGAGATCTTCAATCCATTACCTAGATAACCACCATATTTTGCTACCCAATATACGTTAGCATCGAAACTAGATATTGTGCTATAATCGTCACTGTTCTTGACTAGAACGTTAGCATGAGCCGAAGTACTGTTTACAGTAGCTACTGAGTTGTATGTGTTACTAGCAGTGCTACGAACAACATAAAGTTGGTTACCATAAGCTAAGAAGCTTGAAGCTGTAAACCAAGTTTCAAAGTTGTTTGCTGTAGGCTTGCCGAATGTTACGGCGAGTTCATCTTCGCTCGAAATAAGAACTCTTTCGTTAATTGGTCCCCATCTGAAAACACCTGCAATTGCACCTTGCGTAGTTGACACAGAAGGAACAACTGTTGTAAGGTCAATTTCAGAGATGTTGACGCCAGGACTTACTTGAAATGGCATGATTTTCTCCTTTATATCATAAAACTAGAGCAATAAATCTTATTCTTATTTATAAAAAGACTAGCTTATAAACCAATTATCAAATTCACTACTAGAAACTATAACCGCCTCATCTACGGGCATACCATCGTCTTGGTAACCAAAGGGAGACATATTCTCTTCTATCTGTCTTTCATTTTCTTCAAGGATTTTTTGACGAACGTCGGTATCTGATAACTGTTTAAAGTACTCTTGGCTAACCATCCATGAGAATAATACTAGACACATGACTAAATCGTC